AGCTTTGAAACCAAAGAACCGGAAGACGATAACTACGACTTCTAAACAGGTTGGTCTTAAGTATGGGTTTCGCTCAGGTCTTGAAGACAAGGTTGCCCAGCAAATACGTGAAGCTGGCATCGAGCTACTTTATGAGACCGAGAAGATCATCTATGTGATCCCTGCTAGACAATCCAAGTACACCCCCGACTTCAAGCTGCCAAAACCTGGTGGCTTTTTTTATGTCGAAACTAAGGGGCGGTGGACTGTCATGGATAGAGCCAAGCACCTTCTGATCCAGAGACAACAGCCTGACTTAGACATCAGGTTTGTCTTCAGCAATCAGAATGCGAAGCTCTACAAAGGATCCAAGACCACCTACGCAGCCTACTGCGAGAAGCACGGGTTTAGGTATGCCAACAAGGTCATACCTGATGACTGGCTAAAAGAAGCCACAACAAAGGAGAGCAAGGGGGCGGCTTAGGTCGCCCCTTTTTTATTATGGGAGAAACCACATGCCGACTAAAAGAAAAGCTACCCCGAAAGCTGCAGAGACCACTGACCTTGTAAAACCTACCAGAGAGCAGAAGCTTTCTATCATTGGCTTACTACAAGACGTCTACGACACTGAAAACCAAAGATACAAAGGTAAAGACACCGACCAAGCTGTGGCTGAATGCTTAGACATCACTAGGTGGGGCTGGGTGTCAGAGATCAGAGAAGAGTTCTTTGGGCCAGATGGCAACCAAGACGAGCAGATAAGTGAAAAGCTTATCGCTCTTCATAAAGATCTCCATGCTTTGATGTCTAAAACCGACAAGGAAGTAGAGTCGGCAAAAGAAGCAATCAAGACAATGATCCTGTGCCAGACCCAAGCTAAGAAGCTTATGGATCAGGTAACTGCTTGGGTTAAAGCAGGTGCTCCATGACTGAGCTTACTGAAAGCGACTTTGTTGCCCATGTGCCCTGCGAAACCTGTGGATCTAAAGACAACGCTGCTTTGTATGACGATGGTCACACCTACTGCTTTGGCTGCGCTGCATATGGCAAGGAAGACTTTGGATATGAGCGCACTATAAGTAATAAGGCACCGCCTAACCGTGATCTGATCCAAGGCGAACATTTGCACCTGGCATCACGTAAGCTGACCGAGGCTACGTGCAGAAAGTTTGACTACAGTGTCGGCAAGCACGGTGGTCAAGTGGTGCAACTTGCGACCTACCGGGACAAGCACGGCCAGCGCTGCGCCCAGAAGGTTCGCACGAAGGACAAGAAGTTTTCTATCGTCGGTGATGCCAAGGCCATGACTCTGTTTGGGTCTCACCTCTGGTCCAACGGCAACAAGCTGGTGATTACTGAGGGCGAGATAGACTGCATGTCGGTGTCTCAGGCCCAAGGCAACAAGTGGCCGACAGTCAGCGTCCCCAATGGATCTCAGTCAGCCAAAAAATCCCTCATGAACAACTACGATTACCTGTGTGGCTTTAAAGAAATCATACTGATGTTCGACAACGACAAGGCAGGCCAAGAGGCGGCTCTAGAGTGCGCTGAGGCCCTTCCGATAGGCATGGCTAAGATAGCCAACCTAGGGTCCTACAAGGACGCCTCAGAGGCTCTGGTGGACGGTAATGCCAAAGCTATCATGGATGCTATTTGGCAGGCGCGTGAGTACCGCCCCGATGGCATCGTAAGCGCATCAGATTTGCGGGAGACCATAGGCGAACAAGAGGCCGTGTCTCCCATTCAGTACCCCTACCAGCGGCTCAACGAGATCACCAAAGGGTTGAGGCTTGGATCCCTTGTGACAATAGCCGCTGGTAGTGGTGTGGGTAAGTCAACCTTCGTCAGAGAGATTGCCTACCATGTTCACATGGGTGGCTTTCAGATCGGCATGTTGATGCTGGAAGAGACAACCAAGAGAACCGCCCAGGGTATGGTTGGTCTACACATGAATAAGAACATCAGTGTGGACCCTGACTGTACCAGTAAGGAAGAGATAGAGGCATCCTTTGATGACCTAGTCAAAGACCGTCAGTTCTACCTGTTCGATCACTTTGGTTCTACCGACATAGACATCATCTTGAATCGCATCCGATACATGAACAAGGCGCTGGGCGCTGAGGTCATCTTCTTAGATCACATCAGTATTCTAGTGTCTGGGCTGACTGGTCAGGTGTCAGATGAAAGACGCCTGGTAGATGACATCATGAACAGACTGCGTGTCTTGGTTCAAGAGCTCAACATCTGTCTGATTGTCGTGAGCCACCTACGCCGCCCACAAGGTGACACAGGGCACGAAGGCGGTGCCAAGGTTAGCCTCAGCCAACTACGTGGATCCCACGCTATAGCCCAGCTGGCTGATTGCTGCATTGGCATCCAAGTAGACCCAGATGAACCCACAGCCGGCCTGCGTAACCTAGTGGTCTTGAAGAACAGGCACACAGGGGAAGTCGGCGCAGCTGGGGTGCTTGAGTACAGCCAGAGCACAGGCAGGCTGAAAGACGCTGGCGGTAACTTCGATGCCTTCGACGCACCATTTTAACTAAGAGGAGAGCAACATGGGAGCACACTCTCACAAAAGCAAACAAAGGCACCCCAAGCCAACCACCTTCAAGCGTGAGCAGTATGAGGTCGGTCACATAACCTTTGAGGTCATAGACCACCCAGATGACGGTAAAACCTTTGCTCTGATTGCTGGCGAAGCACTTAGCGCCAAGGACCGCCGACCGTTGTTCACAGGTTACGTCAAAGAGGGGATGGGTAAGCAAATGGCACGCCTAGCACTGAGGCTAATGGATCTAGAAAAAGGAGAGCAGCAAGATGAGAAATAGAGAGACAGACTATTTGTATTCCCTAACCATGAACGACTACCAGGCAGACACAGCTGCTACGGCCATCTACAAGTGGAAGGTTGTCTATCCAGCACTTGGGTTGGCCTCAGAAGCAGGCGAAGTATGTGACAAGATCAAGAAGCTGATCCGAGACCACGGGATCGACCAAGGTGGTCTAGAGGACCTTAAAGACGCCCAGCGCGTTGCTATAGCTTCAGAGCTTGGTGACTGCCTCTGGTATATCGCTGCGCTGTCACGGGACCTAGGCATCAGCCTTAACGAGGTCGCCCACATGAACTTAGAGAAGCTTAAGTCACGCCAGGAGCGTGGGAAGCTGGAAGGGTCAGGGGATAACAGATGAACCTAGTAAACTCATTCGTAGCCATTGTAGCTTTTGAATCCTTTGATGACTGTGTGTCTTGGGCGCATAAGAAGGACCTATATCAGCAATCGTTGGACCAGTGCTTCAAGGCGCAGCTGGTACAGCCAGCTAAGAACTTAGCACCCATGACGAGCCTACGCCCCAAGGCAAGGCCAACTGAAGAGTGACCCGCTGGGTCTTTGACCTGGAGAGCAACGGCCTACTTGATACTGTAAGCACCGTACATTGCATTTGTCTAAGACACGTTGAGACCAACGAGAAGCTATCGTTTGGCCCCGATGAGATAGACCGTGCGCTGTATGTCTTGATGAATGCCGAGGAAGTCATCGGTCACAACATCATAGCTTATGACATCCCTGTTCTTCAGAAACTGTATCCAGACTTTAGCATCCAAGGCAAAGTCACAGATACATTAGTTTTGTCACGGTTAATGAGAACAACCCTAGCTGAGACAGATACAATCAAGCATCAACTAAAGCCTCATGAGTTTCCCCGCAAACTTATAGGTAGCCACAGCCTCAAGGCATGGGGTTATCGCATCGGTTTACACAAAGGTGAATACGATGGTGGTTGGGAAAACTTTAGCCAAGAAATGCTGGACTACTGTCTTCAAGACACAGCTGTCACCATGACCTTGTACCAGGTGTTTATGGACAGCGGGTTCAGCCAAGAAAGCATAGATCTAGAGCACAGGTTGGCTGAGGTTTGCTTTCGTATTGGTAACAACGGATGGACCTTCGACAAGGCTGCAGCCACTAAGCTTTACTCTGAGTTAGCACAGAAGCGGCAAGAGCTAGAGGATGGTCTGCATGAGCTCTTCCCGCCCTGGGAGATCACTGAAGACTTCTATCCTAAGGTTAACAACAGGGCCCGTGGATACAAGAAGGGTGAGCTCTTTGTTAAACGTAAAGCCATCCATTTTAACCCTAGCTCCCGCCGGCACATAGAGTTCTGCCTCAAGCAGAAGTACGCCTGGAAGCCTAAGAAGTTCACAGACAACGGACACGCCCAGATAGACGAGACAGTGCTGGCTGGGCTGCACTATCCTGAGGCACAGGCGTTGGCTGAGTTCTTCCTTGTACAGAAGCGCATCGGCCAGTTAGCTGAGGGCCCACAGGCGTGGCTTAAGCGTGTTGATGACGATGGCCGCATAAGACACACAATCGTGTCTGGCGGTACTGTCAGTGGCCGAGCAGCGCATCGAGGGCCCAACCTAGCCCAGGTGCCCAAGTGTGGCCTACCGTATGGCTCAGAGTGCCGTAGATTATTCACGGTACCTGAGGGCTGGTGTTTGCTTGGGTCTGACCTGTCAGGGTTGGAGCTTAGGTGTCTAGCGCATTACCTTGATGACGGTGGTGAGTATGCAAGACAGGTGCTTGATGGTGATATTCACACGCACAACCAGAAGGCAGCTGGGTTAGCTACACGCGACCAGGCAAAGACGTTTATCTATGCGACCATGTATGGCGGCGGTGATCAGCTGATCGGTAAGATTGCTGGTGGCAACGCTACGCAAGGCAAGAAGCTTAAAGACAACTTCAACAAGGCCATCCCAGCCTTTGCACAGCTTCAGTCAAACCTTCGCAGGGCATACCAACGCGGCCACCTAAAAGGCTTAGATGGACGTCTGTTGAATGTCCGTAGTGAGCACAAGCTGCTCTCTCAGCTTTTACAGTCATCTGGCGCTGTCATCTGCAAAAAGTGGGTAGACTTAGTCGATGCTGAGTTAACCAAGCATCACGAAGGTGACGCATACATCGTTGGTTGGATCCACGATGAAGTTCAAATCTCATGTAAAACAGAAGAGGTAGCTGCCGATGTCGGTGATATCACTAGAAGAATGGCGCAAGAAGCAGGGGTTGCTCTCAAAACTAAAATACCCATCACCTCAGAATATTCCGTGGGAGCAACTTGGGCTGCTACACACTGAGGTCAATTCACAGATGGCACACTTCATGTGCTTCTACCTGGTGTTGGATCGAGCTTGGAGACAGCCCTTCAGCATCAGCGGAGACTTCTCACGCAAAGGCGCATTCTACGTGTGCATGGCTGCTTCTGAGGGGCACATCACAACCAATGTGGGCGAAGAAACCTATGCACATAAGTGGCACATCACTGAGCTTGGCATGGAAACGAAAGGAGAGCTAGATGAGCTACTTAAAGAAGTATTTGCAGACGCCTCAGGAAGAAACAGTCCTACTCATTGATGGCGACTTGTACCTCTACAGAGCCTGCGCTGCCTGTGAGACTGAGATAGACTGGGGTGATGACAGCTGGTCCCTGTCTACAGAGCTGAAGGAAGCTAAGACTGTATTCCAGAAGAGTATAGATGACGTCTGTGACAC